GTGTGTGAACTTACACCACACATAAGATATTGGTTAGCTACTAGAGAATATCAAATAGTAGATAAGATTAAAGAAGAGGATGTACCAAAGAATTTATGTTTGCGTGTATCAGCAATCAAAGTAGATAGCCCACCTCCTAAGTTTTGGAAGTGGACATCTGGTGTACACAAAGATAAAAGACACAAAGGTAGAGAATGCCCTGCACCAAAACAAAATGGTGAGTGTGGAGATTGTCGTGCCTGTTGGAGTCGATCAATTAAACAAGTAAGCTATAAGGAGCACTAATGATATTAGATGATAAATATATAACAAAAGATATGCTAACTAAAGATAGTTACAAAGGTAATTACTATGCAAATAAAAATGCAGTGATGTATGATTTACAGAATGGAAAACAAAATGTAGTTTGTTTCTGTGATAACATTTATACAGCACAAGATATTGTTGAAGGTTTAAATATGTTAGATAAATTAGAGGCAGATGGAGTAGAGTTAAGAACTGAAAGACCTGAACAAGTTTACAAGATAGCTGTAAATAATTTAAAATCAAAAATTAAAAAAAATAATGATGACACAAAATAAAATAGCAAAGATATTAATACAAACAATCATAAAAGAATTAGGTGGCAAACTAAATGGACAAGGCCAATACCTTGATGGTATGGGTACACAGTTTTCATTTGATTTAAAAGGTAAGTCTTTTTCAGTTGACCTATGGGATGAGGATGTGGTAAAGTTATTTAATAAATAAGTTATAAAAAATTAGATGGTTAAGACAATGAAATCAGGAAAACTTATTAAAATTATTCCTGGGGATGTACCAGTGTGTATCAAAGCATCTTATAAACAATGCCATCAAAAATATTCCAGACGTGGAATAGGTAAGCTAGAACCTGTATGTAAGTAATGTACTAATTCTTACAGCTAAAGGCCTGCACTCTTGATAGTAATGAGTTTAACTATCACTGTTTAGCTTCTACAGTATAATATTATTGTTGCTCTCTGAGGTGGGCAGAGGTTTATCCCACCACTTAACTATGATAATACGGAGTAAAAAAAATATGAAACAATATACATTTCAAAGAAATAACGGAAATAAAAAAATAATAGAAGCTATGAGTTTAAAGAAGGCCATAAAAAAATATGATGGTAAACCTAATGACCACGACAATTATGTATTTATAGCTTGGACAAGTAAGAAAGGTAACATAAGCCATCAACTAGTTAAACTACCATATGTATCTAGAAAAGAGAGAAAAGGTAAACTATGAGGACAATATACGCAGACGAGATAAGAAAAATTTTAGAAAACCATTACGAATGGTGTAAGAAAAATGGTAGAGATACATCGTGGTATGGTAAATATAAACGAGTAAGCACAAGGAAGAAAGTTAATGTTTGAATTTAAACATCCTAAATATTACAAAGAGTTAAGAAAAAATTTGACAAAAGAAAAATTTTCTGATAAGGGAGAAGACAATGAAAAAATACAAAGTAAGATTAACAGGACTAGGGATAGAAGCAGTAGCGATAATACCATTCGAGGAAGAGCCAACGATAGAAAAGCTAGAAAATAATATAGCTTATTATTTAAATAATAATTTGATGAAGGTAGAATCTAATACTTTCTATTCAGTAGATAGATACTTTATAACATATGAGGAAGTGCAGGTTGAATTATAGACAGCAATTAGAAGTTATCAAAGGTTTAAGTATACCATCCGAAACTCAAACGAGAATGGATTGTCCATTCTGTAATGGAAGAAACACACTGTCTATAGATACAACTGAAAATAAAATAGGGTGGTACTGCTTTCACGCATCATGTAGTGCAAAAGGTAAACAAGAGGGGGAAAAGAATATGCAATACGTTCAAAGAGTATTCCATGGTAACAAAGCGTTACACATAGAAGATATAGAATTTAAAATACCAGATAGTTTTCAATCAATATATTCAAATGAAAAGGCTATGCGTTGGTTATCTAATAATAATTGTTGGGAGTCTTGGTCATGGGGTCGAGCAGATTTTAAATATGATGTAAAACAAAATAGAGTTGTATTCTTAGTCAAGAATAGAATATCACATAAAATAGTTGGTGCAGTAGGTAGGACATTAACTAAAGAAGATTTTCCTAAATGGTTTATGTATGGTAACAAAGATGTACCATTTAAGTGTGGTGATTGTAATGATGCAGTGATAGTAGAAGATTGTCCTTCAGCTTGTGCAGTATCTAATATATTAACTGGTATTGCAATCATGGGTACTAAATTAAAAACAGTACAAAAGTCACATTTAAAACCATATAAAAATTTATATATATGTTTAGACAGAGATGCTACAACTAAAGCATATGACATGGCAAAAGATTTAAGATCATCTGGGTTTGAAAATGTAATTGTTAAACCTTTAGAGGATGACTTAAAATATTACGACACAGAACAAATAAGGAGGATGTTTTATGGACTCAAAGATGATGCAAGAGATTCTTGATGATTGGATTAGTTGGAAGTATGATATAATAGATTGTAATATTTCTACTTGGAATCAAAGAGATCAAAGCAAACTAGATAAGATAACTGCTATACTAGAAGAACAATTAGCTTGGCAGAAAGCGAAAGAGAGAAGATGATAGAAAAACAAATGATTAGGCTTATGCTTAATAAAAAATTTTACACTAGATATAAAGGTGTACTATCACCTAGTGTATTCTCAGGTGATATAAGTTCTTTGTATGATACGATACAAAAGGCACATGACAAGTATGAAGAGGATATAAAAGTTGATGAGTTATATTCTTTACACACTGCAATATTTAATCCTGCATTAACTCGTGCTGCGAAAGAAAAATTTAGTGAGTTAGTTGAAGACATCAAAGAAGTACAAGAGCCTAGTAAAGAGATAGCAAAAGATATTATGCGTATCTTATCTGATAGAGATCTTGCACAAAGAATAGCTGTTGAAGCTACAGAAATATTTAATGGTAAAGAGGCCAACTTTGCAGAGATAACTAGCATGATAGATAAACACAAGACTAGTGTTAGTGAAGATAAAAATCCTGCAGTTACAAATAACATTGAAGAAGTTATGGAGTTATTAGATGTAACTACTAAATGGAAATTTAATATACCTGTACTAAAAGAAAATGTAGGGGGTATTGGTGGTGGTAATCTTATGATTGCATTTGCTAGACCTGAAACAGGTAAGACAGCTTTCTGGGTTAGCTTATGTGCAGGGCCAGATGGTTTCTGTTCTCAGGGTGCAAAGGTTCATGCATTTATAAATGAAGAGCCTGCAATCAGAACACAGATCAGAGCAATCTCTTGCTATACTGGTATGAATAGAGAAGAGATAGTAGCTGACAAACAACAAGCACAGCAATACTGGAGTGATATAAAAGATAATATATTTATGTTTGATACAGTTGATTGGTCTATTGAAGATATAGATGCACACTGTGAAAAAAATAAACCAGACATAATTGTAATAGATCAGCTAGATAAAATAAATGTTAGTGGTACATATGCTAGAACAGATGAGAAGTTAAGACAGATTTATACTAGTGTAAGAGAAATAGCTAAACGTAGAAACTGTGCAGTGATTGCAATATCTCAAGCATCTGCTGATGCACATAATAGAAATAGTATTTCATTTGACCAGATGGAAAACTCTAAAACTGGTAAAGCTGCAGAGGCAGATTTAATTATTGGTATTGGTAGAAATGCTAATAGTGATTTAGAAAATAAGATAAGAACATTATGTGTAAGTAAAAATAAAATTAATGGTTATCACGGAGAGCCTGTGTGTACCATTAGGAGAGGTATAAGTAGATATGAAGTATAAAAAAAACACAGAAAGGAAATATGAAAAAATATAAAGCAATAGTTAAAACTACCCAATACTGGGAAAAAGTTATTACTATTAAAGATGAAGATATTGCTAAAGAAAAAGCAAATGATAATTTTCACGAAACTCATTATGAAAATTTTGATAATAGCTGGAAAGAACAAGCACCTGAAGATTACGAAGTTATAGAAGTGGAAGAGGTTAAATGATAACAACAGTAGACGTAGAAACATCTTGGCAAAAAAATGAGAATGGTGGTTATGATCCATCACCTTTTCATCCAGATAATATACTAGTTAGTGTAGGTTTAGATTCTAAGTGTGGTGAGGAGTATTATTTTACAAATCATAGCGAGAGAATAGATAGGGGTTGTGCAGTTAAAATACAAGATACTCTAAATAAAACAACTTTATTAGTGGGCCACAATATTAAATTTGATTTAATGTGGTTATTAGAATCTGGATTTAAATATAATGGTAGAGTTTACGATACTATGCTTGGTGAATATATTTTAAACAGAGGCGTTAGAAAAAGTTTAACACTTGAGATGTGTTGCAGAAGAAGAAAGATAGGATCTAAAGATAGTAGTGTAAAAGAATATATGGACAGAGGTATATCTTTTGAAAATATTCCTGCAGATATAGTAGAAGAATATGGTAAGATAGATGTACAAATAACTAGAAGTTTATTTGATTCTCAAATGGCTGATCTTAGATTAGAAAAAAATAAAAATCTTTTAATGACAGTTAAAATGATGAATGAGTTTTTAGTTGTCTTAGCTACCATGGAACGTAATGGAATTAATATAGATACTGCTGAGTTAGATAAAGTTGAAAAAGAATTTAGAGCAGAGTTTGCATATTTAAAACAGAAGATAGATAAAATTGTATACAGACAAATGGGTGATACTAAAATTAATTTATCTAGTCCAGAGCAATTAGCTTGGTTAATTTATTCTATGAAACCTAAAGATAAAAAACAATGGGCTAAAATATTTAATGTTGGTATAGATAAAAGTACAGGTAAGAGTAAGAGAAGGCCAAATTATTCTAGACAACAGTTTAGAAATTTAGTTGCAGATAATACAGAGGTAATACACAGAACTGTAGCAGAGCAGTGCATAGCTTGTCATGGTAAGGGCGTTATCAAAAGAATAAAAAAAGATGGTAGCCCATTTAAAAATTATACTAAGTGTTCTGAGTGTGATGGTGATGGATATACCTATACACCAATGGCAAAGATTGCAGGGTTTAGGCAAAGACCTAGAAGTGTTTATGATATTGCAGAGTCTGGATTTAGAACTGATAGATTAACTTTAACTAAGATTGCATCTGAAGCAGAAGGTGAGTTTAAAGAATTTATTGATGCAATAGTTAGACACAATGCAGTAGATACATACTTAAATACATTTGTAGAAGGATTAAAAAACTTTACAAACGAAAAAGGTTTTTTACATCCAAAGTTTATGCAGGCCATAACTGCAACTGGTAGATTATCTAGTAGAGATCCTAACTTTCAAAACCAACCTAGAGGTAAAACATTTCCTATTCGTAAAGTTGTTACA